CGACTGCACTCTTTTGGAGTGTCATGTCGATTTGGACTTGGAAGGTTACGAAGACCTTGACGAAGACGGCGAACCCACCGGAATTAAAGTTCCGTACATCGTAACGTTGTCTCAGGATAACGGCGAGGTGCTGTCTATTCGACGGAACTACCAAGAAGATGACACTTTAAAGCGTAAAATACAGTATTTCACGCATTATAAGTTCCTTCCGGGCTTCGGTTTTTACGGCCTGGGCCTAATTCACACGATTGGTGGGTTGTCAAGAACGGCAACGTCGGCACTTCGTCAGTTAATTGATGCCGGTACGCTTTCTAACCTACCCGCAGGCTTCAAAGCGCGTGGTTTGCGCATCCGGGACGACGATGAGCCGCTTCAACCCGGTGAATTTAGGGATGTGGATGCTCCGGGGGGCGCGATCCGGGATAGTTTGATGCCGCTTCCCTTTAAGGGTCCGGATCAGACGTTATTCAATCTTTTAGGTTTTGTGGTTCAAGCTGGTCAGCGGTTTGCTACGATAACCGATTTAAAGGTCGGAGACGGCAACGATCAAGCTGCGGTAGGTACGACCATGGCGATGCTAGAGCAGGGCTCTAGGGTCATGAGCGCCGTTCACAAGCGCCTTCACTATGCTATGCGCCAAGAGTTTAAGATTTTGGCGCGTGTAATGTCGGAAAGCTTGCCTCAAGAATATCCTTACGCCGTGGCGGGCGGCGATCAGTCGGTTATGGCTCAAGACTTTGATGATCGCGTGGACGTAATTCCTGTAAGCAACCCAAACGTGTTTAGTCAGGCTCAAAGGATTGTTCTGGCTCAGACAAAGATGCAGCTTGCGGCCCAAGCCCCTGAAATTCACAATATGCACGAAGTGTATCGTGACATGTACGAGGCTTTAGGCATCTCGGATGTGGATCGTTTGATGAAGGCGGTCCCCGCAGAAACACCCGAGCCTTTGGACCCAGCCCAAGAAAACATAAATTCTTTGGATATGCTGCCTTTGAAAGCTTTTGAGGGTCAAAACCACCAAGCTCATATCATGTCGCATTTGGTTTTTGGCACTAGCCCCATGGTAGGACAGCTTCCTTTGGTGTCTATGAGCCTTCAGAAGCACATTATGGAGCATGTTCAGATTGCAGCTCGGGAGCAATCTGTAGCTCTTTACATGCAGCAGGTTCAACAACGTGGTGGGCAAGCTGCTTCCGAAGACGAAATGCTTCAGATGGAGCAACAAACGGCTCAATTCATAGCGGAAGGTCTGCAACAAGTTAAGCAACTTTCCGGTCAGATTTCTGGCGCGGGTGCTCCAGACCCTGTTGTTCAGCTCAAGGAGAAAGAATTGCAGCTCCGCGCTCAATCGGATCAGGCGGATGCTCAAGTAGACCAGGGCAAGCTTCAATTGGACCAGCAGACCGCCGCTATGCGTGCGCAACAGTTCGAGGAACGGATTGAAGCGCAAGAGCGACAAACGCAGGCCCGTATTGATGCGGCCATGGAAAGAGAGATTTTAAAGCAACAATCTAATGGCGGAGGTATGCCACAATGAGAAACCGTACAGTTCGAGTAAACGGATCGGCCCCTAAAGACCCTCCTAAAGCAGTGTCGTATGCCGACATTAAAGGCCAAGGCCGCATTCCTTACGGAAAGACCGCAGAAGCTCCTATGCTGGGCGATACGCGTAAAGTTATGACTGTTCGTGGTGCAGGTGCTGCCATAAAAGGCAAGAGCTACATTAGCTGTTAGCTCGCACTAGTTTTTTGGAGAAGGCCGATGGGTGAATTAGATTTACGTCTAATACTCACGCTGGCGGGTATGGGCGTGTCGGTGGTCAGCGCTGCCGTGATTGTAAAAACAAAACTGGCAGCGGTCATTGATACGCTTTCTGACATTGAACATCGACTGAGGAAATTGGATTCAACGGTGGATCGGCAGCAGGCTCATATGGAGGTTGCTAACCAAAAGCTGGGCGTTCTGTCCGGTATGCTGGCTCCAGATAAAATGGAAGTGCGGGCGCGCGAGGTCGCCACAATGCAGGCGGAAATCTCTAGTCTTAATGGCTCAGTGTCAAAACTGTTATCCATGCACAACGGCAAGCATCCCCCTTTAAACCAATAAATCAACCACTTAGCGCCAATAGGAGGTCAAAATGCTATCAGCTCTAATAGGTCCGATTAGCGGGTTACTTGATAAGGTAATTCCTGACGCCGACACGAAGGTCAAGATCGCTCATCAACTGGCCACGATGTCAGAACGACATGCTCAGGAAGTAACCCTTCAACAAATTGAAGTTCTGAAGGCCGATGCCAGGGGCAATTGGTTTCAATCGTCTTGGCGTCCTTTAGCGGGCTACGTAGCGGTTTCAGGCATGGCGGTGAACTTTTTGGTCAGTCCTATTGCAGCCGGTTTTGGGGTGGTGATACCTCAAGCCGATATGAGCGTTATGATGCCTCTTTTGCTGGGAATGTTGGGAATCGGAGGAATGAGGAGCTTCGACAAGGTTAAAAAGACTGACACGAAGGTGGTCAAGTAATGGTTGCCAGAGCATCAATTGGTTCTTTGGCCCGTCCGCCAAAACGTAAACACGTCACCAGCATTGGTCATAGCGTTCGTTCTTTTCCTAAGAACAAACACAAAAGAAAGAACTGGAAAAAATATAGGGGTCAGGGTCGATGAGCCATAATTGGGTGCTTTCTTCGCGTTCTAGGGAACGTTTGTTGGGGGTTAAGCCGGAACTTTCGGACACGGTAAAACGCGCTTTGGAACTAAGCCCCATTGATTTTGGTGTTACCGAGGGCAAACGAGGTCTTGATCGCCAGAAAGAGCTGGTTTCTCGGGGCATGAGCCAAACGATGCGTTCCAAACATTTAACGGGGGACGCTGTAGACTTAGTAGCGTATTTGTCCGGCAAGATTTGTTGGGAAATGCCCGCATATCAACAATTGGCGGACGCCATGAAAGAAGCTGCGGAAGAAACAGGTCTTTCAATACGCTGGGGCGGCGCGTGGCAGGTGAAGGACATTCGCCTGCACGAGGGCACCATGGAAGAGGCCATGAACGCTTACGTTGATCTTAGGCGGTCCGAAGGACGAACCCCCTTTTTGGATGGTCCCCACTTCGAAAACAGTTAAAGGTATTAACGAGGATATAACCCATAAAAACACATTTCCTCCTAGCAAGTCCTATAAAGTTGTGTTAAATATAATTTAGTATGCACCAAGTAAAGGAGTTATCCCATAGATATATCTATAACAGAAGCAGTGCTTCGTATTTTAAAAGACCGCCGAGAAGGCTGCATCGCCTTCATGTCGGCGGGTAATTTAAAATCTATGGAGCACTATCGTGAGTTAATGGGCAATTTAGATTGCCTCACTCATGTGGAACAGGAACTCAAGGGCCTGCTAGAAAAACAGGAGCTATATGATGACTAAAATAGATTTAACAAAAATAGCAAAAAGACTTTCCGAGCCAGAAGTCCCAAAAAAAGCCAATTTGGCGGACGTCTATGTGGAAAGTCCTCGTCTTGACCCCGATAAAATTGGCGAAAGCCTGCTGGATCGAATGCCTAAGCCCACGGGGTGGCGTATTTTAATTCTTCCGTATCAAGGAAAGGCCAAGACGGCTGGCGGTGTGTTTCTTCCGGGCTCTGTTCAGGAAAAAAGCCAAATATCCACGCAAGCGGGATACGTCTTAAAACTGGGGCCGTTGGCATACAAGGACTCCGAAAAATTCCCAGACGGGCCGTGGTGCCAAGAGAAACAATGGATCATGTTTGCTCGTTATGCGGGTTCTCGGTTTGAGATTGATGGTGGAGAAGTTCGCATCTTAAACGATGACGAAATTCTAGCGACAATTCTTGATCCCGAAGACATTCATCATTTGTAAGGTATTTTTTTATGTCTCAAGACACTAACACGGTCGAATTAGACGTCGGCGACGCGGAAGAGACCGAAGTTGAACTTCCCGAAAGTGAGATCGAGGAAGGAATTGAAACTTCTCCCGAGGCTGATGATTCTTCTGAAAACTTTCAACGGGCCGAAACGGCAACTCAAAAACGAATTGACCGCTTAACCAAAAAAATGCGGGAAGCGGAACGTCGCGAACAAGAAGCTGTTCGTTACGCTCACGCCGTTCAAAACGAAGCCACTCAGCTAAAAAGCCAAATGGAGACTTTGGACACAAACTATGTTTCAGAATACTCCAACCGGGTTACATCTGAGATGGAGCGCGCGGAAGAGCAACTTGCTCGGTCTATAGAGTTAGGTGATTCCGCAGCCACAGTGGAAGCTCAACGAAAACTTACGTCTTTGGCAATTCAGGCAGACCGTGCGGCCCAAGCGCAGCTTCAACAGCAAAACTCTCGCGATCAAGCTTTTGCTGCACAACAGCAGCAACCGCAGCAGCAACCGCAGCAACAGCAAGCGGCCCCTGCAAAAAAACCTGACGCAAAGGCTGAACAGTGGGCTCTTAGAAACAGTTGGTTCGGACAAGACGAAGCAATGACTTATGCCGCGTTCGGAATACACAAAACCCTCGTAGAAAACGAAGGGTTTGACCCCAGCGGTTCAGAGTATTACACTGAACTGGATCGTCGTATCGCCGAAAAATTTGGCGGCGGCGCAAAAACCTCCAGCAGACGGCCCGCTCAAACGGTTGCTGGTGCTTCGCGAACACCAAATGGGCGCACAGGAAAGAAGGTTCGACTCACCCCGAGCCAAGTGGCAATAGCCAAAAAATTGGGTGTGCCGTTAGAAGAATACGCGAAATACGTGAAGGATTAAGAATATGGCCGAGCAAGAAGAATTTTCTGTAGGTTCGTCCGTGGACCGCACTCCTCGCGCAAAAAAAACTCGGGAGAAGAAGGCCATGCGTAAGCCTTGGGCTCCCCCGTCTATGCTTGATTCACCGCCCGCACCGGACGGTTTTAGGCATCGTTGGATTCGCGCCGAAACGCGTGGTTTTGACGACACTAAAAACGTCAGTTCTAAACTCCGGGAAGGTTGGGAACTTGTTCGTAAGGATGAGCACCCCGACTTTGAAGCCCCGGTAGTTGAATCGGGAAAATACGAAGGTGTGTTCGGCGTTGGCGGCTTGCTTCTCGCACGGATTCCGGAAGAGACCATTCAAGAACGTACCAATTATTTTGGTGATCGTAACCGCGATCAAATGAATGCTGTTGACCACGACATGATGCGCGAGAACGCACA